GTCTCTTTGGCATGACATTTATTGTCATGTTCTTAGAGGGCTGAATATTGGACGTTATTACAATCAGCATCATGCTGAAAGTCATACCGTCACCCCTATGTGTAGCGGGGAGGTTCATTTCCTACAGGAGCCTGGTTACAAGTTAAGAAGCATAGCTTCACCCTATAGATTATTCCAGGTGGCTTCTGAGCCACTTAAGAATGATCTTGGGCAACTTGTCCGGTCTCTTGATTGGGATTGTACCCACGATCAAGGGAAGGCAAAGCCATTCATACAGGAGGCTCTCAGAAACAAAAGACTTGTCCACTCTGTGGACTTGTCATCTGCGACTGATTACTTCCCATATGAATTACAACAGATAGTTTTGGAAACTATCTATGGCAAAGAGTGTCCTTATATCAAGCTATTTCGGGATGTTTCCCGATCTACTTGGCATTCGGATCTTGGTGATATAGTATGGAAGCGGGGTCAACCCCTTGGGTTTAACCCTTCCTTCTTTACTTTCACCTTGACTCATGGTTTAGTACTTCTTACCCTTTTGGGTAAGAGATACGACCATGAATTCTTTGTCTTAGGGGACGATGTTGTAATCTTGGATGAGAAATTATTCAAGGATTACATATCATTCCTTAATGTAATGGGCTGCCCCTATTCCCCTGACAAGACCTTAGTTTCCTCAGAACTTGCTGAGTTCGGAGGGAAGGTTATTACATCAAAAGATTCTTACCCACAGTTGAAGTGGCGTAAGGTCTCAGATGATAATTTCCTTGATCTTGCTAGGTTAATAGGACCGAGGATCAGACTCCTTCTCACCAAGAGGCAGAGACAGGTCATTGATGTGTTTTCACACATCTCTGATGCTGTTCATCCTTACGGTCTTAACTGGTCATATCCAGGATCAAACCTGGAATTGATGGTTAAGGCTGGTTTGGAACTCTGCTTCGAGGAGAGGGTTGTGGACTCCCTAACGGGCCTAAGTAAGCACGTCCATCGTCAGCTTTATGCTGATTATGGTGTACTTACAAACGACCTCATTGGTATTCCCTGTGAAGGGGATATCAAAAAGGAAGTTCAAACCTTCGACGAGAAGGTTAAGTCTGCATTCCTTAGGATAGGATTTGCTCGTAAACATTACGAGTATTTCCTAGAATCCCTAAAGGATATGCCTTCGGTACTTTTGGACCCGTCCATGGGCCCAGAGTTACCATACGAAGAGGTGCAACCCTCACGGGTTACCCTTGTTCGTAGGCTATCCAAGTTCATCCACACTCGTAAGAGTGGTAAACCAGAATAGGAGGCGTAAAGAC